TGCATAAGAAGGGTTATGGGATTTATGCGGTATCTAATGCGGTATCGTGGCATTTAAAGAACCCTAGCGGTGGCATTCGTAGTGAAACAAAGCGGGAAATGTATGAGCATGACGAAAAGATATTTCGCACACATTTGCAATTTAAAGATTACACAGTTGTAATTCTTAATTGTGGTCTTGGTGACCATATTGTGTTTAGCAAAGTCTTGCCAAAGATTAAGAAGCCTTTAGTGTTTACTTGCTATCCAGAGGTTATAGAAGGAAAATCCATAGCAGAAGCAAAATCCATATTTGGCAATCTTGACCAATGGAATATATATGGGCAAATGGACAAGTGGAAATGGACACAAAGCCTAGAAAAAGCATTTGAAAGGATGTATCTTTGATAGTCATTTCACCTTATTCAAGACCACTTAGCAACGGCAAAAACAATCCCAAGAACTATCCATTTTGGAAAGAACTTATATCCATGATTGAAGAACCGATTGTGCAGATTGGCGTGGAAGGCGAAGTGCAGTTGGTAGATGACTTCAGAAAAGGTTTGCCCATAAGCCAACTAAAAGAATTGTTGCATGAATGTCGCACTTGGATTTCTTGCGATAGTTTCTTTCAGCACCTTGGTTGGATAGAAGGCAAGAAAGGCATTGTCCTGTGGTCGGTCAGCGACCCTTTAATTTACGGGCATCCAGAAAATACTAACCTTTTAAAAGACCGCAAATATCTTGCTGGTAATCAATTTCTATGGTGGGAAGCCTACGACCACAACGCAGAAACCTTTGTGCCAGCGCGTGAAGTATTTAAGTGTCTTTGATATACTTTCCCCGTTGAATGTTAAGCCAGCGATCAAGGATGTTGGATGTGTATATTTTTCTGGCTTTCCTATACACATATACATTGATATGTATATTGAACAACCGAATTGAATTCAACAATTAACATTGAGGAAAAAATGACTGATAGTAAAGAAACAGTAGCGGCATTAGCAGTCAAATCAGCCCCGCCTGTAACAGTATCAATAGCATCTATTTGTGGCTATCCTGTATCTGATGTGCTGGTCTGGGCAACCCTTATCTATACGCTATTGTTGATAATCCAGAAGATTTATCAAATCTACAAAGAGGTTAAAGATTGAACCTTTCACAATTGGTCTTGCATTTAAGGCATTGCAACTTGCCTATGATGGCATCACCTATTGTTGTGAAGCCTTAAACGAAGGTAAGGTAGCCGTAAAAAAGATAAAACAGGCAACCGAAGATGCAAAAACCATTGTCCAAGATACAAAGTCAATCTGGGGATTCTTTACAGGATTATTTGGCAAACCCAAGCCAGCCACAGAAGCCAAGCCTGTGGAGAAAAAGAAGGAAACTTATAAAACCCATATCCCCAATGAACGGGAAATAGTCCAGCAATTTATTGGACACTTAGGTGAATTCTTTAAAAACCATAAGACACTTACAGAATTTGTAGAAGTTAAGTACGAAAAAATATTTTCTAGTGCAGACCCAAACCCAGAAGACATTTTGGAACTGAGCGTTTATAAGAATGAACTAGATCAGTTCTATGTGAAGTTAAGCGGGATGATGCGTGGGGCTAATGTGCCGTATCAACTTGGTCCATTGTGGGATAACTACAATCAAATTTATACTAAGGTACAGGCAGAACAACAAAAGAGAAAAGAGCAAATCAGAATCAGAAGGCAACGCGAAGCCTACAAGAAAGAAAGGTTTAGGCAAGAAAAGATTGAACTTGGAATGGGATTGTTCTTGGTTCTACTTATCGTTTCTTGGCTTTATGCGGTATGGATAAATTCATTTATCGTGGAATTCTGATTATGCTTTGCGTGATTCTTTCTATTATCTTGATCATTACGCCTGTGCTAATTATGATGTGGATAAAAATTCAAAAAACTGAAATTCGGATTGAGAAAAAAGAACGCCAGATAAACCGCCAGTTGCAACAATTAAAGGAAAAATGATGCTTACATTATTGTCAACCCTTCTATCTTTTTTAATGGGCGGTTTGCCCAAGTTGCTAGAATTTTTCCAAGATCGCGCAGATAAAAAGCATGAACTGGCATTAGCGCAAATGCAGACTGAACGCGAACTAACACTAAAGAAAGCGGGTCTGGAAGCGCAAGAACACATTGAAGCAATCCACACAGAACAAATCCAGATCAACGCGGATGTGACTAACGCGCAGACCGCCTTGGCTGAACGACAAGCCTTGTATGCCCATGACATAGAAATCAGCAAAGGGGCATCACAATGGGTCATTAACGCCCGTGCAATGGTGCGCCCTTTCCTTACCTATGGAATGTTTTGTTTGCTGGTGTTTGTGGATGTAGTGGGCTTTTGGTACGCATGGCACAGCAATACGCCATTTAGTGAATGTTTAGATCAACTTTGGGATAACGACACGCAATTGATCTGGGCATCTATTGTGGCGTTCTGGTTTGGCTCTCAAGCGTTTGAGAAAAAATGAACATTAGCCAAAGGTGCATAGAAGATATTAAGCACCATGAAGGGGTACGGCAGAAGCCTTATCGGGATTCTGTATATCTGTGGACAGTTGGCGTGGGTCATTTAATGTATGACTCACAAGCCAAATTGCCAGTAGATCAACGCATGGCGATACAACTGTTACCGCAAGACAATAGAACCTTTAGCATGGAAGAAGTAAATGCAATTCTTAGATCAGATTTGGCAAGGTTTGAGCGCGGGGTTTCTACCTTTTGTCCAGTACCACTTACCCAAGGCAACTTTGATGGGCTGGTATCTTTTGCTTTTAATGTTGGTCTGGGAACATTACAAAGATCAACCTTGCGTCAAAAGGTTTTGCGCGGAGATATTCAAGGCGCGGCAGACGAATTCCTAAAATACAACAAGGCTGGCGGGAAAATATTAAAAGGTCTGGTGACTAGGCGCAATGATGAACGCGCCTTATTCCTTAGTTGATTATTCCAATATCTTGTAACCCCTAGCCACAAGGCATTGACGCACAATTGATTCTCTGCGTTTGTAGGTACTGAGCGCACCAGAACCCGCACCAACAACCCCGCCTGATACTGCACCAGCCTGTGCCGCAGTCTTTACATGGACAGAATGACTGCGACTAGCCAGCCATGCGGTAAATATCGCTGATGCTATGCCCTGTATGGCAGATGATTTAGCCATTTCTTCGCCATAACTAACTTGTTCTGAAATGTTTTCACATTCCACTTTGTCTGCAAAATAGTTTGCTGGATTGGTGCTGGATTTAGGGTCAACAATTATTTTTGACGCACAACCAGTTAGCAGAACTAACGCAAGGATTTGTATTTTCATATCTTATCTTTCTTAATCTTTATCTACGCTGAACCAAAGGATTGCGATTATTGCGCCTATGCCTACACACGCGCCTGTTATTAACAGGGCAATGATGGTTAAGATACTTTCAAGCATATTGTTTCAATTCTCTAAGTCGTTCTTCAAGTCTGCGAATTCTTTGGCGGTTGTATTCAACAACGCTGGTGGCGTATTCAAGTGATTGTTCTGCTTGCATTTTGGAAATGTAGGCTTCACGCAATTCTTTGTTAATAATTTCATCTAATGTTCTTGGTCGCAGAACATCTCGAATAAAGTTAACAAGTATTTCTCTATTGGTCATTTCTTTTCCAATGCAGTAATTCGATCAGACATAGCCCGTACACATTCGGTCAGCAAAGCAACTTTAATCCGCAACTTGGCTTCTTGGCTTGGGTTGTTAATGATTTCTTGTTTGACTTTGCTTCTGCGTTCTATTTCGTTGAAGGCTTCTAATTCTTCAGAAGTTGCATAGCGATAAGGTACAGAAATGTTTATTGGTCTATTCATTTATAACTTTCAAAAGGTATTAACTCAGATTGTTTAACAGAATAATATTCCCCGTTGCCAATGTCAATGCGGTTTTCATCAACCAAGAATTCTTTGCGTGGAATCCAGCCAATGACCCTAACGCAAGTGGAATGCAGTTCTGTCAGCACAAACACATCCACAGGCTTAGTGCCAGACCATCCAACTGCATTTAGATTTCCCCCGATTTTGCTGGCGCACTTAACATCAATTAACTTTCCTTTATGGCTTATAAGGTCAGCCCCAAACTTTCGATAATCACAATTTAAATCAAAATGCAATTTGAGCAACTTAGACACGGCATATTCGGTTAATACGCCATTGATAGATATTTGCACACCATCTTGTATTTTGTCTTGCTGGCGGTCTTTTGCATTCTGACTTGTTATGTGATTCCGCATTTTCCCAATGTAATTACAGATTGCAATTTCAGTTTCGGAAAGCGGAACATCTACATATTGCTGATTAAAACCCAACATCATTAAAGTTGGATTTGGCATCCTGTTCTTCTGGTTCGTTTAAAAATGCCGTGCCATCCCAGTTGAAAGGCAACAAATCAATGGCAAGCATTTGACCGCCATTGCCAAGATCAATGACCTTACCAATCACACGATAGCGTTGTTTTGTTTTGCCGTCTTTGTCGGTATAACTGCCGACAGATGCTTTTACAAGTTTAAGAGTTTTAGACATTTAGTTTCTTTCAAAAAGTGTGTTCTGCGGAGATTTGTTTTACGATTTCTTGGTAGAAGTCTCGCGCACCTTCTACTTTGATTTTGATTTTTTCTTCTAGTGCTAGATCGCGTTCATAGAAAACACGGGTCACGCGCAGTTCTGGATTGATGTGGTCGACTTGATGTAAGGCTTTATCTTCATAGCCAATTAAGTTTTCTGGCGTATTAACCAAGCAATAGCACAGTTCAAACTTATCCAGATTGGTCAACATCATGTAAGCGCGACCTTGCCATTCATAGCCCTTATCTTTGCCCAGATCGGATAGACAGGGAAAGGTAGTAAGCGACCAAGAAGATTTAATATCGCGCACCACACCATCATCACAAATAAGGTCTGGCGTACCTACCAGCCAATCGTTTTCCAGCGTTGTTTCATTCTTTTTGTAATTGCTAAACAAAACAGAATTCAGCAGTTCAATTGATTGGTCTTCAACATCCAGACCCTTAGTCATATATTTACTGGTGATCTTTTCATCAAAGCCGTAAACAAATTCCTTTGCCATTTTGATGATGGTGGTTTTAGCCCCGACCGACAGGATTTCATCTTTGCCTTTGGGGTCGGTCATTATTTCCCCAATCATGTGCGGTCTGAATTTAAGCATTGGCTAAAGCCTTTACAAGTAATTCATTTTGTTGTTTGGTAAGTGCAAACTGTTCATGTAATTGAACTGTGGTGTATTTACCTTCTTTGATTCGCAAAATAGCATCCGAAAAGCGTTTGTCAGTTAGCGTTTGTTTTTCTGGTTCTTTAGGCATTGCGGATTCCCCATCATCATCTTCTGGGGCGATACAGCAAGCCGCCATAAGCGAACCCCTACGCGCATAGGTCAAAGCCGACATAAAGCCCTGTGGGTCGTTTTTGGTGGTTGGAAAGCGAAGGATTCCACATTCAAGCATTTCGCCAGATTCATGGATAAACATGGTTTCCACTTCAATGGCATCAACGCATTCATAAGACTTCTGAATAAGCGCAATTCCATTGTTGTTAAGCGCATCCATGACCGCATCAATACAAGATGCAAGATCGGCATATCGACCGCCAGTTACGCTATTTTTAAAAGCGGGATTAACTGAGTTTTTGAGTGCTGGCGCAAACTCTTTTTGAGCGCGTACTAGCGCAGTTGCTAAATTCTTCATAATTACCTTTTAAGAAAACCAAACATAAAACCCATGCAAGATGCCAATGGGGAAGAAAAGTGCGCCAGCCACAAGGAATCCCCAAATGGTGTGACTGAAGCAGTAAAAGATGTGCGTAAGCCAAGCGCAGAAACACATTAAGCCAATGAACTGTGCCATTTAATTTCCAGTTGCAAGCAAAGCGATTACAAAGCCCGTTGCAACCCCAAAAAGCCACAGTAAGGTAAGGTCAACCAAAGTTGGTTTTGTTGGCGTGTATGGACCATCTAAGCCGTTTTGGGTGTAGTTCTGATGTTTCATTTGTGTATAGCCTTATCAAGTTGTTGGGTTTGCCATTTGTCAATTGCGGAATCGGTCGCATCATCAATGCGTTGTTGTTCTGCCCACTTGCGAACAGTTGCCATATATTCAGTCTCAAGAATCTTGATAACTGAATCACGCAATAAATCGTTTATTTCTATGCCATTGCAATAAGCAAAGTGAAGATTGCCTGTATAGCGGTCAAAAAAACAATCAAGCGGGATTACATCCGCATACATAAGCAACATTTGCGATAGTTCTGGGTGTTCGTCTGCGTAGTTCATGCTGGCACTTTCATTTGTTCAAATTCATCATCTGTAACAACTTTAATTTTGCCTTTATCAAGGCGGTGCATATAACGGGCATCATGTGCAAATGCCATTGCTTGTTTAAGTGTCAGATGAATGGTTAGTGGATGCCAAGAATTGTCATAGTCGCTATGGGCAATGACCAGCCATTCTTTTGTCCATGAATTGCTTTTCATATTGTTTCCCCTTTTGATTGAAGGAATAATGAAATATCTATGTTGCTTTTGCGTGTGTCTTTTTCGCAGTCTTTTACAGAATCAAAACCGCGAACACCACAATCAAATTCATCTGCAAATTTATAGCCGTTGTAAAGGGTGACAATAATGCTGTTACCTTCTGCGCGTTCATCATCAATGAAGGCTATCCAAGGGCGGGTGGCTAATAATTTATCTAATGTTTTCATGTTAATTACCTTTTAAAAGACCCCTTGCGTTATTGCTTGGGGGATGAATAATTATAAGAAAGATTAAGCCCTAAAACCATTTATGCAAAAATAATTTATAGGACAAACCCTAAGAAGGGGCTTTCGCCCCATCCTTATGCAGTTGCTAGATTTCTCCACTTGGTTGTTGATACATAACTAGACCAAGCGGTATTTAAACCTTCTGGTTTGTAAAAAACTGAACCGCCTTCAACGCGAACGCTAACAATGCGGTTGCCGTTCAATATTTTTACTTCATTGATGCCAACTGGTGTTGGTGCTACTTTTTTAGCAACTTCAGACAATGGCTTGCCGTGGTATTCGTTAGCAATGTTTGCCATTGCTTCGATAAATGTTTTGCCAGCACTTGCGCGGTTGCGTAATTCCCAAATCATTTGATCACGGGCATGGCGTTGATCATAAGTAGTTGCTTCTGCATAAGGGATGGTTACTCTTTGGTTGTAGCGACCAGTAACAACAACTGCTGGCAATAATTTTCCCATTACCACTTGTTCTGCTTGGGCAAGCAATTCTGGAATTTCTGCGGTAATGTCAGCAATGATTTTGTCGGTCTGTGTGCGACTAACTTGGATAGGTGCGAAGAACTCACCAGAGCAAACACCATTGAACCAGCCGTGTTCTTTTGTGTAACCATGTTTTGCCATCTTGCCATTCTTAACGGCTTGGTCACGACCACAGCATTGGCAGTTACCGCGAAGTTGTTTAGTTGCTTGCATATGTAATTTCCTTTTAAAGACCCTCCGCACTATTGCTTTGGGGATGATGAATTATATAAGTAAACTTATTACCCAAGTAAAGCATAAGGTCTATAAGGTAGATTGTTTTCAGAAATAAATTATAAGAAATATTACAAGAAACAAAAGTTTTACAAATTAAAATGCTTTAAAAGTTAGATGCCTTATGTATAATTTAGCGTATGACTAAACAAGACTTAATCAAACTGGCTGGTTCACAGAACAAACTTGCACAACTCATTGGCGTTAGCCAAGCGGCAGTTTCGCAATGGAAAGAAGTGCCACAGTCAAGAATCTGGCAATTGAAATTACTGAAGCCTGAGTGGTTTTCGGTATAATGGTTTGAAACGCGGCTAGGAATGGCTTGATCTCCATTCCGAAAGGGGTTACACCTTCCCTTGCCGTTGTTTCTCTTTAAGGTGCGCTAAAAAGGTAAAACCCCAAATGCTTTTGCAACCAAAAAATTGGTCAACTTTCCAGCACTATAAAGATCGTTGTCCGCCTTGGATAAAACTTCACAGGGATTTATTAAACAACCGCGATTTTATGCGCTTGCCTATTGCTAGCAAGGCACTAGCACCTATGCTCTGGTTGCTAGCAAGTGAAACCAAAGATGGCACTTTTGATGGTTCAGTAGATGAATTGGTGTTTCGTCTTCACATCACAGAAAAAGAATACAAAGAAGGCATTAAGCCATTGATTGATAAAGGCTTTTTTATCAACGCTAGCGATATGCTAGCAACAAGCAAGCAAGATGCTATCCCAGAGACAGAGAGAGAGACAGAGGGAGAGAGAGAGAAAGAGACAAAGACAGAGTTATATGTTGAAACCGATCAATCGGTTGTCAACCCCAAACGCATAAGTTGTCCTACAGAAGAATTATTAAATCTCTATCACGAAGAATGCAAAAGCCTACCAAGGGTTTTAATGCTGAACGACACAAGAAAAAAGCATCTGGTTAGTCGTTGGCGGGATGTGGATTCTGAAGACAATTTACAGACCAAAGAAGAAGGCTTAACAATATTTAGGCAAATATTTCAGCAAGTGCATAAGTCTGATTTTCTGTCAGGCAGAACCCAAAACCGCAATGGTCGGGTCTGGAAAGCCAGTTTTGATTGGTTGATGATGCCAACTAATTTTCTGAAGGTGGTTGAAGGTCAATACGATAACGGGAGAAAATAATGTCATTCAAAGATAAATATTCAAGCAAAAAAGATGATTCTGAATTTGACGAAGTGCAACGCCTTATGTGTTCTGTATCTGGATGCAACAAGCGTTGGACAGTTCACATAAGCGGAGATAAGCCTAAGTGTTCAGAACACCAATGGACTACTGAAAAGCCAGCCTTTAAACGAGATATAGCCGCCTTATTGCCCAAAGAAGTGGAAGTGCCGCAATGGTGGAATAAGGATGCTTTTTGATGGATAAGAAACAAGCCCATGCAATCCTTAACAGATGCCGCGAATTTCCCGTGTCGCTGGCTCTCACAAATCAAGCCTTGGAATGGACAGGGGATTTATCTAGACCACTTGGTGAACCATTACGCGCTAATGGCTATGAACAAGGGAACGATAGACCATGCGCGTTACATGACACGCCAGTTAGAGAAAGAGTGGGCTGGTCTAGGTATCTTGATTGCAAAACGAATTAAGGAATTACAAAATGGAAATTAAAACCACTTGGGCAATTCCCGTGTTTTGGTCTAAGCCAAGAATTAAATGCGAAGTTTTAGGGGTTTGTCAATCTAGACCAAAGGTTCATTGCAAATCATGTCCCATACACAAACGCAAGAAAAAGGTAAAAAATGAAGTCAAGAGTTAAAAAGCCAACTAAAGAATATTGCCTATTGATGGCGCATTACTACTGTGTCAATGACTGCCCGAACCTTATGTGGGATTGGCTGGTGGTCTGGGCATTTCATGAAATGTATATGGAAGCCTACAAGTGAGAGCAAAGCGCGTTGATGCCAACCAAGAACAGATTGTGTCTGCGTTACGGGCGGCTGGTGCTTATGTTTGGATAATTGGATTGCCAGTTGATCTTCTGGTCGGATACAACAATAGGACTGTGCTGGTTGAAATCAAAAGCAGTTCTAAGAGCAAACTAACCAAACTGCAAAAAGACTTTTTTGAAAACTGGTGCGGTGACGGGCTTGCCCGTGTGGATAGCCCAGAAGCCGCCTTACGGATGTTGAAATGCGTGAAATAACACCTACATTAAAAAGCCGTGAACAAGAAAAGATGTATCACGCGCTGATCGGAGATATTGCTAGACAAGCAACGCACCTTGGTGCTAAGTGGGACAAAGAAGATTGGAAAAGATTTCTTATATGGCAATATTCAAAAGACGCTGGTTTGCCTACTGGCAGATTTGTGCAAAGTCTGGATGGCACGGGTATTGTTCAATTGGGATTGCAAAGCCGTAAGTTTTCTAAAGAAGAAGCAACGGGATTTGTTGAATGGCTATTGGCATGGGGCGCACAGAACGGGATTACTTATGAGAAAACGCACTAAACGCAAAGTCTGGTCAACCCAGATCAATCCAATTGCACACGCTATTGCTGGCGCACGAATCACAGAACAAACCGCATTAGATAAGTTAAGGCTTGGCGAATTGTCTGCTTTGGAATCCATGCGTATGGGCAAAGGCACGATAGAAGATTGGCGATTGCTTACCGACATGATGAACATCTGCGAGACATTTGGAAAGAATGGAATTGGCGCAGAAGCATTGGAAGATTGCAGACAGGCACAAGAAAGCCTTTATAAGTCGGCTAAACGCTATGAGACAACCAAGCGCATGGGTCTGGATGGATTGGGTATCAAAGCCTTGCAAAATGTTTTTGAGTGGCACGACCTTCAGCGTGTTAGCGTGGCTAGATCGGTCTATGAAGACATGATCGAAAAAACCCGCAACTACTTACGCAGTCATGGCAAAGATGTGGTGGAAGTTTAATGCGCCCCAAACACCAATATATTCGTAGTCCCAAGTTATTAAGGGAAGTTGCACAGTTGGAATGCCAAAGTTGTGGGTCTGGTTATGGGATACAGGCGGCACACACAAACTGGGGCGGTGGCAAGGGCAGAGGAATTAAGGCAGATGACAATTTGATAGCCGCCTTATGTCAGACTTGCCATTACGAAATAGACCAAGGCAAGAACCTAACGAAAGAACAGAGACAGCAATTGTGGTTGAACGCACATCACAGAACAGTTAGAATTCTTTTAGACACCAACAAATGGGCATCTGATGTGCCTGTACCAAGGGGCGATACATGGTTAAATTCAGAGCAAGCGTAGAAGCGCAACAACCAACTGATGACCCGTTGATGCAGTTTGTTATGTGTTTACTTCATGCGCGTACAACTGCACATCTGAAACATTGGATGACCCACAGCAGAAGTGACCATCAAGCCCTTCAGTTTTTCTATGATGGCATTGTCGAATTGGTCGATACCTTTGTTGAAGGATTCCAAGGCGAATATGGATTACTGCACGACATAACAGACGGGTATGTATTCCCTATTGGCGAACCTTATCCCTACTTCTTGGCGTTGGGTGTGGAGATAGACACCTTACGCAAGCAAGACAGATTCCCACAAGAATCATGGTTACAGAATGCAGTTGATGAAATTAGAATGCTTGTAAGCCAGACTAAGTATCAGTTAAAAGAATTGAAGTAATGCCGTTAAGACATACCAACGCTGGCTGGATGTGGGGTAGCAAAGGACCATTCACCAGTAAAGCCAAAGCATTGGCAGTCGCACGGGCGGCATACGCACACGGGTACAAAGAAGATGCCAACCGCACCATTCAATCAGAAGTGCAATCATCTAGGTTGCAAGAATCACAGAAGCAAACTGAACGGCTACTGCCTAGATCATGGCGGTAAGGAATACATCAAAGAGATAGACACGATATATCAAACTCCATTGTGGAAAGCAATAAGGCGCACACAAATAAGCAGACAACCCTTATGCCAAGCCTGTCTAGTTAATGGCAAAGTAGAGACAGCCAAACATATTGATCATGTCTTTCCTTGGAAGCAATATGGCGAACAGGCATTCACTAGAAATTTATTTCAATCCCTGTGTCACGCACACCATAGCCATAAGACTGCCCTAGAACGCAAGGGGCAATATGAGCATTACACCCAAGAAGGCGTTAAAACCTACCTAGAAGGCGATTATTCTTTTGTTATGGCACAGGCATAGCCCTAAGGGAATGGCGCGTTGAAGGGGCGCGGGAAGGCTCAGAAACTTAAAAATTTGGGGAACTGCCGAAAG